ATTATAAACTTAAAGTACATGAGTGAGCTACTGGGTATTCCAGTAACCACACATGGCTTATGGCATGCTGGTAGTTATGATCCACAAGACTTCTTAGGTCGTCTTGTTGGCAATAAGCCTTGGGTTAGACATGCTGAGAAGAGTTTTTTCCATGCGTTTGATTACAATTATTTTGCCACAGACTTTCATATCAAAATGTTCTATACAAATTTACTAAATGATTATCCTACAGAAAATCCTTGGTATAGCGAACATTTAGAAGAAATACTAAACGGAGAAGAACCAAGAATAGTACGTACTGGTTGGCCCATGGAGTATATGGAAGATGTATTGACTATGTACAAGAACATGCCCAAACGTGATCTTATTCTTTTCCCACATCGTATTGCTCCCGAGAAGCAAGTTGAAATTTTCCGGGACTTAAAAGAACATTTGCCACAATACGAATTTGTAGTGTGCCAAGATCAACAACTTACTAAGAATGAATATCACAATTTGCTAGGCGAAACTAAACTAGTGTTTAGTGCCAACCTACAAGAAACACTGGGTATTAGTTGTTACGAAGGTGCAGTGGTAGATGCTATTCCTATGGTGCCTGATAGACTTAGCTATACAGAAATGTATTACGACACATTCAAGTATCCCAGCAAGTGGACCGAAAGTTTTGATGCATACACTGTATATCGTCCGGATTTGTGTAGAGAGATAATCCAGCATATGGATAATTATTCCACACGTATTCCACAAATTCGTAAACAAACACACTCACTAACTGAAAACTTTTTCTCGGCACATGTATTGTTAGAAAGATTAAAATGATACTTAAACTGTTAGAACGCTTGGATCGTAAACGTATTATTATGGATAGACAATGCAACGAGCCATTGTTAACTCGTTACTACTTGTTTTTGAAGGATCGTAAAACATTTCCATTCAATGTGTTCTTGCACAAGTTTCACAAAGGTGATCCTGGTGATGTACATGATCATCCGTGGCCTTATTTTACATTGATACTGGCAGGTGGATATTATGAATGGGTTCCTAAGTTTAATAGCAAAAAAGAAATGATTGGAGAAATTCGTCATTGGCGAGGTCTTGGTCATTTTAGATTTTGCAGTGCTGATAGCTATCATCGAATTGAATTAAAACCAGGTGTTACACCTTGGACTTTGTTTGCGCCAGGGCCACACAAACAAGAATGGGGATTCCTCGTTAAAGATAAATGGATACATAATGACTCATACTTATACGATAAACAACACAATGGCTAATACCGGTACTATCACATTTGGTGGTGCAGGCGGCCTTACAAATCAACCACTAGGCAAAATAACTATCAGTAGTGGGGGTGCTGGACAGATCTATACAACTACAGGTACCAACGGTGTAACTTGGGCTAATCCAAATGACAATGTTATGATTGTTAAACAAACTCCCCCTGAACTAGAAGTCAAAGGTCGAATGGTTATTAACGGTGTTGATTTAGAAGAACGGTTAAACACAATTGAACAAGTCTTGCATATTCCTGAAAGAGATGTTAAACTTGAAAAGAAGCATCCAAAGCTAAAGAAGCTGTATGATGAATACATTGCGGCTTTAGGTAAGTACAGAACATTCGACGCAATAAAAGGAGAAGAATGATGAAAGCATTACATGAATCAATAGCACACACCGCTAAAGAAACGACCATTAAAGAGAATTCTGGTTTTAGAATTCGTGTAGAGAAACACGAAGTAATCAGCCCTAAAGGTCTGTTCAGTCTTGATATCATTCAAGAAAGTCTTGAGGATGGCAAAGTAAAAGATAGTCAAACATATAATTTCTTTATGACTAACGAAGAATTACACACACTAGCACAAGGCTTGACTGCATGAAAAAGGTCTACTATACTTGGCAACAAGTGGAAGGTGCCTGCTTAGATATTGCTAGACAAATGCACAGCCACTATTGGCGTCCTGACTATATTGTTGGTATTACACGTGGCGGTCTTGTACCTGCCAATTTGCTTAGTCAGTATACTGGCATTAAGATGAACAGTCTAGACATTAGTCTGCGTGACGGTGGAGATTGTGTTAGTAATTTAGGCATGGCCGAAGATGCATTTAACGGTAAGAACATTCTTATTGTAGATGATATCAATGACCAAGGGTCAACTGTTAATTGGATCAAGCAGGATTGGCCAAGCGGCTGTTTTCCAGATGATGCCAAGTGGCAACACGTTTGGGGCGATAATGTCCGTTTTGCAGTTTTAACACACAATCAGAGTAGTCAATTTAAAGATCCAGATTATTATGTTTGGACCGTAAACAAAGCAGAAGAAGATTGTTGGTTAGTTTATCCTTGGGAGGATTTTTGGTTATGACATCTGCACTTATTAAATTAATTTTTGGAATTACCCTAATTGTAATTGCTATTGCACTTGGACCCATACTGGGTATTTGGGCATTGAACACACTGTTTCCAATGTTAAACATTCCACTCACATGGGAAACGTGGGCGGCGTTTGCATTGTTGTTAGGCGGTACTAGTGGTCTTCGTTTTGGAGTCAGTAAGACATTATGAAATCCGATATTGAAATGTACAAAGACAAAATCAAATTTGTAGAAGCTGATTTAGCAAGTTGTCAAAATGAAAATGGTTCTGAAAGAAAAAGAATAGCATTAATTGACTACATTGCGTATTTAAAAGACGAACTCAAAATGTTAGAAGATGAAGAACGCACTAGAACAAGCAATAGCAAATAAAATTGCTCCGTGGACTACATTGGTAGTTAAAACTGAACACTATTGGATTTTTAAGGATGCTTATGCAGTCACTGAAGGACATTTGTTATTTGTGCCTACCCAAGAGACACCAGAAAACATTCTGGAATGTTACCGGGCGGCAAATCTCGAAGGCTACACAGGATGCCAAGAAGGCAAATGGGACGGCTTCAACATCGGACAAAACGTTGGCAAGGCTGCTGGTCAAACGGTAATGTATCCTCATATACATATGATTCCACGCAGAACAGGAGACATGGAGGATCCGCGTGGCGGTGTACGTCATGTTATACCAGAAAAAGGAAATTATAAAAATGCAAATAAGAGTTAAAGAAGATTCAAAAGAGTTTGGTAAATGTGGTTGCGGCCGTAGCCCTACTGGCAAATGTTGTGGGTGGCACGGCCTTACTGAAGAGCAATACCAAGAAAAAAAGAGTGTATGGGAACTTGAAGAATATAAAAAACAAGCCCAAAGTTTATGGAACGACAGTTGCACTAGTGGACGAGCTGAATGATTACCGAAAATACAATTACTGTGACATGGAATAACCAAACTGGATTTTGGTGGAATGAAACTTGTGCTATTGTACTAGAAGTGTTTGGACTACCTGGAGATCGATACATTACTAAACCTAGTCACGATGCTATGTTTTTTGATTTTAAAAATAAAAAGGATGCAGACCTATGCCGTATACTCCTAAGCGAGAGACTATACAAATAACCGTAGTTGTTATTGTATTTCTAATAGTTATACCAATGATGTTTTTAGCACTTCCAAAACGAGGTGATGTTGTTAGGATTGACTGTACTTGGAGTGAAATAAGTCCAGACTTTACTAACGAAATGCGCGAAGTATGTAGACAACTTCGAGCAGAAAAATAATTTGCAAAATTTAAAAATATGTATACACCTCGGATTATTAATGGTAAATTGGTACTAGTTGATGTAGACGATTCCAATGATTGTATTAATAATAAATTATATTGGGATATTGGTACTCCTGACCGGAATTTAATTTCCTGGTTTATGCGTCAGACAACTACGCCAACGACAGTATTAGAGTTAGGTTGCGGATCTGGCGATAACGCTGTGTGGTTATCTAAACAAGGGTGCCATGTGACAGCAATAGATTTTCACGATTCTGCAATTGAAAAAACTAAACAATTAGCCAACCATTCTTCAGTCAATGTTAATGTGATAAAGCAAGATTTGATTAAAGATGCATGGATTAATCAAAAATTTGATCTAGTATTTGATCGCGGATGTTTTCATATGTTTGCGGCAGAGAAAAATAATATGACTCATTTTGTATCAAATTTAAAAAATTGTTTAAATGCAAACGGCATATGGTTAAGTATTATAGGAAATAAAGATCCTTATAAGAATGGTATGGGAGTTGAATGGTTTTTATCTGCAAATGATATTGTCAGTATTGTTGAACCAGAGTTACAAATTTTAAAATTCAAAGCAATTACCGGCGATTGCATTTCAGAATTTAAAATGTCGGGTTGGTTATTAGTATGTTGTTTACGTAATCAAGAAACTTTAAAAAATTAGTCAAATTTTACCAACTTGATAAATTAAAACATCAAATAACTTGCAAAAACCTAAATAAACCTATATACTAATACATAGGAGTAATAAATGACTGAATCCGTAATATATAAAAACATACTTGCAGGTGCTGAGCAACAAGGCGATGATGACAAAGGTTATCAAGAGGGCTACTTAGGCGATGCTATTCGATTTAGAATGAATAGAGATGGCAAGAGATTTTGGGCTGGTGATAATATCAGCGAGTATTTACAAGATACTGACAAAGAACAACTGATCAACGATGCCGCAGAAGCATTTGAAACTGTACTTGATCGTTTACTAATTGATCGAGAAACTGATCCAAACAGTAAAGGCACAGCCCGTCGACTAGCTAAAATGTATTTTAACGAAGTAATGGCAGGAAGATATGAAACAGCACCAGACGCAACAGCATTTCCAAATGATTCGGCAGATCGCTACGAAGGTATGCTCGTGGTTCGCAGTGAGCTACGGTCCATGTGCTCTCATCATCACCAGCCTGTGGCTGGGGTTGCCTACATCGGTATCATTGCCGCTAATAAACTCATTGGTCTTTCTAAATATACTCGTATCGCACAATGGTGTGCTCGTCGAGGAACACTACAAGAAGAACTCTGCAACGACATTGCTAGAGAAATTATGAAAGCAACTGACAGCGAGAACGTGGGTGTGTATATTCAAGCTACACATGGTTGTTGTGAGAATCGTGGCATTATGGCACACTCCAGTCTAACACAGACCACTGTGCTAAAAGGTGCATTCACAACTGACGCAGGAACAAAGAAAGAATTCTTTGACAACATCAAACTACAACAGGACTTTGCCCCAAGATGACCACAGCTAAAGACTTAACAGATCAACTGATCAACCGTGCTAAAAATCTACAAGAGTTTATTGTAGAAAGAGATTTTGATTGTATTCCGGCAGGCGTAGTTAAATTTAACATCCAACACACAGTTGGACATCCAGCTAGAATTTTTGTGCCTGCTCTCACACAACAAGAAGCAGAACATATGGTAAATGAATGGTTTGAGGAAGAAGTATGAATTTTTTTAAACGAATGATTGTTAAATGGGTACGTGAAGATTGGGAAAACGCAAGGCAAGATCAACCAGAAGATTGCTATCCTAGCCCTAAGATGAGCCGTGGCAATGCTATCAGCACTATCAGTGGTCGTAATCATATCGATAGCGAACCTACGCTTCAATTTAAAGTGTATAGTGCAGTAGGTGGAAAGATTGTGGAGTTTAGTCGTTACGATCGTAAAAGTGATAGGCACGATCATCAAGTTTACATTATTGGTAAAGATGAAGACTTTGGCGAAAAGATTGCTAAAATTTCAACATTAGAGGTTCTAAGATGAACACACAAACACCAGCAGAAGGCATTTTAAAACACAACGATTGGGGAGACTCAAAAGTTTATCGTATCACATGCGAGTGTGGTAGTACTGAGTGTGATCATAATGTTTGGGTAGAAGCAGATGACAATGGAGTAGAAGTAACCATTTATACCACAAGCAGAACTAACTTTTGGACTAAAACACGTTGGTACCATATCTGGACTTTGCTTACTAAAGGGTATATTGACACCCAATCAACTGTTTGTTTGAAAAGACAGGGCGCTTTGAACTATGCAGAAACATTAAAAAGTGCTATAATAGATGTAGAAGATTTTAGGAAAAAGAATGAGCAAAATAAAAATAGCTGAACTATTTTATAGTATACAAGGTGAAGGACGCTACATGGGCGTCCCGTCTGTGTTTTTACGCACCTTTGGTTGTAATTTTAAATGTGCAGGTTTTGGTATGCCACGTGGTGAGACAAGTCACGAAGCAACTGACATTGCGGCCACTCACACAATGATTAAGGCGTTTGAAAAATATGAACAACTTCCACTTGTTAGTACGGGTTGTGATAGCTATGCTAGTTGGCATCCTGATTTTAAAGAACTTAGTCCAATGCTCACTTCAGAAGCAATCGCCGACAGAATTGCGGAAATTATTCCATTTGGAGAATGGAAGGACGAACACTTAGTTATCACAGGTGGTGAACCTTTGCTGGGTTGGCAACGTGCTTATCCAGACTTGTTGAACAATTCTAAGATGCGTGATTTGAAAGAGATTACATTCGAAACTAATGGTACTCAGAAGCTTACGCCGGAGTTTAAAGAATATTTGAGAAAATGGAATAGCGTAGTGGGTAAGGAACTTACATTCTCAGTAAGTGCTAAACTGCCGTGTAGTGGCGAGAAGTGGGAAGAAGCAATTCTTCCAGAAGTTGTTTGTGAATATGAACAAGTTGGCACAGCATATTTGAAATTTGTTATTGCTACAGAAGAGGATCTTAAAGATGCTGAAAGAGCAGTTGAAGAGTTTCGTGATTGGGGCTTTAAAGGCCATGTGTATATTATGCCGGTTGGCGGTGTTGAGCAAGTGTATGCTCTTAATAATAGATCGGTGGCAGACATGGCAATGCGAAAAGGGTGGCGGTACAGTGATAGACTTCAAGTACCTTTATTTAAAAACGAGTGGGGAACATAATGAAACATATCATTAGAAAGATGCTTGGTATTGACAAGCTAATTGCAGAAAAAGAACAAGCTCAATTAGAAACAACCAAAGCCAAAAAAGAAGAAGCACAAGCCAAGTCAACACCTAAAGAACGTGCTACTGCCAAAGGTGAACCGTGGGTTGCTGTGCTGGATACCAAAGTTAACAAAGACAACATTCGACACGGCTTTTTTGAGCTTGACTGGAATGCCGAATTTGTTGTACAATTAAAACAAGCTGGTTACGGCTTTGACGGAGACCCAGACGAAGAGATTGTGGATCGTTGGTTTAGAGACTTAGCAAGAAACATGCTAACCGACGAAGGCCTTGACCCAACTCGTAGTGCTGGTTTTATTAATGTAAACAAGTTAGGAAACGGCAAAGCCGAAATTGAATGACACATATTATAGTTGATACTGCTAACACGTTCTTTCGTGCTAGACACGTGGTGCAAGGTAGTGCTGATACCAAACTTGGCATGGCTTTTCATATTACCCTTAACAGTATTAAAAAAGCATGGCAAGATTTTGGTGGTACCCATGTGGTGTTCTGCCTCGAGGGTAGATCGTGGCGTAAGGATTTCTACGAGCCATATAAACGCAATAGACAACAAACTCGTGCGGCTATGACTCAAAAAGAACAGGATGAAGATAAACTGTTCTGGGAAGCATTTGACGAGTTCAAAACATTCATTGCAGAAAAGACCAATGCTACTGTGATGCAACATCCCAATTTAGAAGCTGACGATTTGATTGCAGGCTGGATACAGAGTCATCCAGATACAAAACATGTTATCATCAGCACAGACGGCGACTTTGCACAATTAGTAAGTCCCACAGTTAGTCAATATAACGGTGTAGGTGATTTACATATCACACACGAAGGTATATTTGATGCCAAAGGTAAACCTGTTAAAGACAAAAAAACAGGCGAAGCAAAGCCAGCACAAGATCCAGAATGGATGCTGTTTGAAAAATGTATGCGTGGCGACACTAGCGACAATGTGTTTTCGGCGTATCCCGGTGTGCGTACTAAAGGAAGCAAAAACAAAGTTGGTCTTATGGAGGCGTTCGAAGATCGTAAGAGCCGCGGATTCTCTTGGAACAATCTCATGCTTCAGAGATGGGTTGACCACAATGGAACCGAACATCGTGTGCTAGAAGATTATCAACGTAATGTACAATTATGCGACTTGACTGCACAACCAGAAGAAGTTAAAGTTAAAATTAAACAAACAATTCAAGATAATGCAGTGCCTAAGACAGTAGATCAGGTAGGTATTCGTATGCTTAAATTCTGCAATGCATGGGACATGAAAAAGATTGCAGACAACATACAATCGTATGCTGAACCGTTCCAAGCCAAATACAAGGAAAACTAACATGAAATGCCTAACTTGTAATGAAGAAGTTAAAATTAATTGCGATTGGCAACAAGGTCGATGCCCGCATAATCCGCCGATGTTAACAGCATATCATTTTAGATATCTTAATTTGTGGCAGGCAATCAAAAACTTTTTTACAAAGGATGACTGCAACTGCGGTCATAAACACTAATGACAGAAATATACGCAAAACCAATTGTAGATGGAAAATTTTGGATTGTTGAACAAGACGGAAATAAAATTGCCACCCTACATAAAAAAGAGAACAATAAATTTGTCCTAAGCAGTACAGCAGGCGAAGTGATGTTCAATAAAAAAGATGAACTTACTAAACAATTTGGTAAAGATTTTTTCCTAACAAGTAAAAAAGTCAAAGTTACTGGGCTAGACGAAAACGAATGCCACGGGTTTAGCACCAGTGTCAAACCATATAATGCCATGTATGATGTAAGACGTAAACTGCCATTGTTTACCAAAAGCAATGCCAGTAAAAGTTTATATTGTGCAGGATACTATGTGATTAAATTTAACAAAGGGTGGGTTAAAAGTTTCTGTCCAAAAGTAATTACGTTGGAACGCAATTCTTACAAAGGTCCGTTTAAAACTGAATTTGAAATGAAACAGGTACTGGCCAATGCAAAATCCGATTAATTTAACTCCAGTTACACAATTTGTTCATTTGGTAAAAGCGGCTGAGTTAAGCCAGAGTAAAGAAGTTAAAATGACTATACAACAGGCAAGGTTACTTAATTTTGCCCTTACAGAACTATTAGACAAAATAAATCAGGATTACGAGTCAATGTACAACACTTTAAAACGTAGTGTGGACTCTGAACCCGTAAGTGTAAGCATGGACGGTGGTGGGTTTTCAAACAAATAATAGATAAATATATGCGTACATTACTTGGATACGCATCATGTCAAGACCTAAGCCAAAAATACTGTTAGAAACAACTAACAAAAAAACTTATAAATCTGAACAGATTCTAGAAGCTGAAGCCATTTGGGCTGTGTTTTATAAGAACGAACCATTCAATTTAAAAAGTTTTAATAGCCTAACAAGCTATCCTGGACCTAAATACAAGAAAGTTTCTTTTAGCAATCCTGGACATGCACACAATCTAGCCAAAAAATTAAATCTAACATTTGGAACAAAAGACTTTCAAGTTGTTAAATTGACTCAAGGCACCATAGTGGTATGATCCATCGCAACGCCCTAACTAAGATTTTTCTACAGCAATGGGGTAAAAGCACAGACGATGCCAATTTTAAATTGTTCAATCGAACATGGTGGCAAAGTAATAGGATTGGGAAAGACACATCTTTTAGATTAACCGATGCTGGTTACGAATTCTTAATTAAAGAATTGGATTTGAGAGAGTACGAAATTCCATTTACCGAACCCATTGAACTAAGCCCGCAAACCATAGTATTTTTAGAGCGTTACATAGACTGCCCGTATTATCTTACCAATATGTCAATCACTGTATTTTCCGAAAGAAAAAGTTTTGAGCTAATGTTGTTTTCGGACGACATTAGAAAATTTGGTTTGGTAAAGGCCATGAACGAACGCCAAAAAGAACTAGAACTTTTGGAGAAAAAGACTTAGGTTTTTTTAAAATCTCGTTGACACAATGGCCTTTCCTGTGTATAATA